TCCATCCGAAGGAGAATGGAAATGCCCGCTAGGTCACAGGCTCAGAGAAGATTCATTTATGCTCGTTTTGGGAAGGCATGGGCCAAGAGGCATCATTTCAGCAACAAGGGAAAATTACCTTCGCGCGTGAAAAAGCGCAAAAAGGGACGGAGAAAAAAGCGATGAGAAACGATCATAAGCAAGCTGAAATCAATCGCGACGATAATAATGCCGCGACGGTCGTTCACTTCGCTGTTCATCAGCCGACCGCAGACCTGGCGCGGTGGAAGACGCGCTGTGGGCTGCCGCTGGTGAACGCGCAGCGGTGGGTGACGGTGGCGGGCAAGACGACGTGCCGGAACTGCCTCCGTGCAGGAGCGCCGTCATGAATGCCGCCTTGACTCGTGAAATTGACGTGCAGCGCGCCAGTCGCATCCTGGCCGACCTTGCCGGGTGGCAGGCCGACCGCTCCGAGCCGCCGTCGCTCCGTGACGGCTACGTATGCCCGTCCGTCGAGGACATTGACTGGGCGCGGGCCGTGCTCGCGCTGGAGGTCAAGCCATGAATGCCGCTATCTGCGATGAGAGGAGGCCGTCGTGAGCCGCTTCGGATGCGACGACTATGACGAGGACTACCCGAACCAGTGGTTCCTCTGGCAGCACAACCTCGACCGGCACGTGAAGGGGCCGCAAGGTCAGCGCGACCTGCTTGACCTTCACGCCGCGCTGCTCGCTCTGCCCGAGCGGAAGCTGATCGGCGGCAGACTCGCCGACGAGAAGGGAGGCGTCTGTGCAGTCGGTGCGCTGGCCGTGGCCCGCCGTGTCTCGAACGGTGAAGACCGCGAGGCTGTGATCCGCGAGCTTGCCGAGGCGATCCCGGAGCACGAGTACGACTATGGCGACATCACCGCGCAGACCGGCAAGTCGGTCGGGCTGAAGTACATGCTCGCCTGGACGATCGGCGATCTGAACGACGACTTCCACAAGGTCACGGACGAGCAGCGGTTCGACCTCGTTCTCAAGTGGGTCGAGTCGAACATCTTGCCGGTGCCGGTATGAGCGACTCTGCCGCAAAGGCGAGGCTCTCGTTCCGCGTCCTGTATCGGTACTTCCGCTCGGGCGGCATATACCGCTACCAACCGAAGTCTCGCCGCGCCGCGCTGTCGTTCGCGTGGGCGTATTGGCGGAAAGGTACGCGGGCTGTCGGTGGTAACCGAGTGCGGCTGATCGACTGGGGCACGACCGCGTACAAGGGGGCGAGCCTACCTCGCTGCGTCCGGTGGGCTCCCGGCTCGCCCGACACGCTCATCATCGAGTCGCCCCGCCGCCGGTTCCGGCTTGCGTTGCGGCTGAGGAGGTCAAGGTGACGCCATCGGAGGCAACCGTGAATAAACTTCCTTTTAAGATTGAAGCTCAAAATTCTGGAGTGCGTAAAGCGTATAAAAATTTCATTGCTGAGTATGGTAAAAAAGAAGGAACCAGAATTTTTCTGGCTAAAGCTGAAGAGCAAGGTATAGGTAATACTCTTCGTCAAAAAGTAAATTACACTTATAAGAAAGGCACAAAATTGAAATGAGGCAAGGGCCAAGTGGCAAAGGGCCACGTATCTATTCTGATGATTTGAAAATGAAAGTTTGCAGGTGTTCGATTCATAATGGCCAGCTTGTTCCGCTTGAAAAATTTTGGACATTCAAGCATGGCAAGCGCAAAGGGTTACCATCAAGCCGCTGTATAGATGGTGAACGTATCTATCGTGGACGTAATCCGCTTCAAAGCGGCTTTGTTCCTTATTACAGAGTAAGGTTCATTTTTCTTGAATTGGAATTTCGTATCGGTCGCTATGAAACAGGACGACGAATTGGAGTATCACAAAATTTCTGGTGGCGACACGAGAGTAGAATACCGAAGAGTCGCTTTGTTAGAAAAGCTACTGTAGTCAGAGCAATTTCAGTTTTACGCTATCTTCGTGAAAATGATGAAGTTCGGCATAGAGATTCGATCAAGCATGGTGCTTCTGCCAGGGGCCGTAAAGAACGAGTACCTGTTGAAAGAAAAGATTTCAATGGTAAATGGGACAGTGAGAATGAAAGAAAGCGTGTAGCTCGGCGGCAGTTGACAGTCTGAAAAGATGGGCTATAACTGAGTTGTCTTGCCTCCGCTCGCGGAGACTGACATTCGGGCTAAGGGGGCGGGAAACCGCCCCCTGTTTTGTTCTTGTGGAATTGCAGTAAGCTACGACCAACAGCGTTTATTACACGGCCTGTGGCTACTAAAATTTCATCTAAGAAATCTTCTAAATTCAAAGGAAAAGCCGCACGTTCGGGGCGGATGCTTGACGATGTTTTAACGTTGGCTAGGCCGGACGAGTGGGCTGTTCGTATGGGTTTGAGAGTAGATGCGCGGCCTTTCAGCTTGGAGGGTCGAGAATTTGCGCGTGCGATCATCAGAGATTACAGTCCTGAGATTGTAATTCCAAAGGCAGCGCAGATGACGATGACAGTAAATTTCGTTACCAAGTCATTGCATAACGTCATTGAGCGCGGTTGGAACGGCCTCTATTTGCTGCCGATGAAGACCGGTGCAATTCCCTTTGTGCAGGCGCGTATCAATCCGATTATCGAATCGAATCCTGGGCTTAATGAGCAATTTGCGTCAGTAGACAATCGCCTGCACAAGCAATCGCGAGAAGGAGTAAATCTCTACATTCGCGGTACCAACATCGAACGCGAGTTGCATGAGGTTCCTGTTGATTTTGAAATTTGGGATGAGCGTGACCGCATGGTGGATGAAAACCTTGACGTTGCGCGGCATCGTATGGATGGCTCAGACGTGCGTAAGCTAGTGATTCTTTCTACGCCAACAGTAGAGGGATACGGCGTCTATGCAGAAGACGCCTGGGATATTTCAGACCAACATCGCTGGGAAGTTAAATGTCCTGGATGCAAGCGCTATCAGGTTTTGAATTTCAATGAGCCATCATTGGATTACAACAATCTGAAGCTTGGTGATGTAGCTGAAGAGTGTGTAGTTGAATGCGCATTCTGCAAGCGAGAAATTTCAGACGATGAACGTAGAGTGATGAATGCAACAGGGCGCTGGATTCCGTACAACCTTGATGGGCGGATTCGGGGCTATCATATTTCACAGTTTAATTCGCCAACGCAGCCGCTCTATGAAATTATGAAAGATTATTTCCTGGGGCAGCGCGAGGCTAGAAAGCTCAAATCTTTTTGGAATCAGAACATGGGGCGTGCTTATACAGCGGCCGGAGATAAAATTACAGCGGAATTGCTCGATAGATGCCGAGGGCGTGGCTATCGAATGGGAGGTATCCCAAATTCCTATCTGGCTCTTGGCATTGATGTAGGTTCACTGATTCACTGTTGGTGCTGGCATTTCGATCAACATGGAAACAAGATGCTGTGGAATATCAAGCTATTTTCAAATTGGAATGAGCTTGACCGATTCCTTGGCTCTCTTACTTCATGGACAGGTGTAATTGATGCGCACCCGGAAAAGGCAAAAGCTCGTGACTTGGCAATCAAGTATCACGGTCGATTGCGAGTTGGCTTTTCAGAGGATCGCGAACAAGCGTCGGAGTTGGCAACATTTCATCCGATCAAGCATGGCGAAGCTGGAAGGGTGAACATTGACAAGACGATGGCGCTTGATACTTTCATTCAGGATATGTTGAATGGAAATATTGTAATTCCGGAAGATGCTCGCGACCTTGGTGAATCAATGCCACGCAAGCCGTATAACGGTTTCTACCATCAGCTTTTGCAGATGGTGCGCGTTGAAGAGGAAAATACAAGAGGTACGCTAGTTGGTCGCTGGAAAAAGAATCGTAACGCCGATCACTGGCATCATGCAGGAATGTTCGCAACGGTTGCGGCGCAGGTTAAGCCACAGCTTTCTGTGCCTGCTGGTCTGTCAGCGATTATGAACCGGAGTGTAATTCATGGCTAAAAATGAATCTCTTCCAGCGCGCAGAGCGCGTGATGGGAAAAAGGAAGCTGCGCGCATTAGGCGCAAATACAAGATTGATGTTACAAAGCATCGTAAATTGCTTCCAGGTGAAATTCCGCACGTTGAAATGATGATTGTGGTTTTGAAGCTAGCTGGATATTCGAAAGTTCAGATAGCAAAAATTACAGGAGTATCGCGGGTACAAGTAGATGAAATGCTCGCTGCGCCACACGTACAAGAACAGCTTGTAACGCTTCGCGAACGTTTGCCTCAAGCTGCACTTGATTTGCTAGAGGGTTACATGATCGAGGCTGTTCAAGCGATTGTCGATGTAATGCGTAGATCGACCGATGACAAATACATTCTTCAAGCCGCAGGAGAAGTGCTCGACCGTGCTGGAATGCCGAAAGCTTCGCGACAAGAAAGATTTCAGGTTAATGAAGATCGAACCACATTTACAGACGAGGGAATTGTTGAACGTCTACGTGAAGCTCCGGTGGAAGTTCAGGAAGCAGCAGCACAGATGATTGAAAATCTTGAGGCTTTGCTGTCTAATAATGCAGATCGGACAGCGGAAGGACAAGATGACGCTTCGTAATTTCATAAGCGTAGTTGGCGAACAGTTTTCTGCACCGTTTTCCTGGA